AGGTTCTTCATGGCCGGGCTCTCGTCGTTCTTCAGACGATACTCCAGGTCCATGAGGTTCAGCCCGCCGTTCAGGTTCGTGAAGTTAACCGTGTACTCTGTGTTTGGCTTCGGCATGTGGGAAAGATTAACGAAAGCCATTTACACCCCCGGCATGTTAAAGCCAAAATACGCATCCTCTACCGGCGCATACTCCACCGTCACAGGTTCGGTGATCCGACTGAGCCGGGTCTCGAACTCGTTTGACAGGGAGGCGTAACGGAAAGGATCGTCATACATAACCAGCTGAGCGGCGATGTAGTACGGAAGAGCGGAATGCGTCTCGGGGGTATTATCCAATTCGGTGAGATCGTCGGGGTCATCCCCCAGGGTCTCAGGGTATCGGTAATACTCGACCATCATCCCGTCGAGGTGAGGTGCGTTCTTCGGAATCATCAGCTTATTCCGGGCATAAAGTTTATACCCGTGATACCGCTGATACGAATATCTTGGGACGTCGTAAATATCCGGTCGCTGCCAGATCAGACCGCCGTTGTTCAGCTGCCAGAAGTCTTTCGGGAGAGTGTACAGGGTGTACGCGCCGAAGTCTTCGGATTCCAGAGAAGTCAGGGGAACGAGCTCCGGGATCTTCTTGACAGTCGTGGCAATGTACATCATGCCATCGTTGGCAAGGCCGGGGATGGCACGGATGTAGTCTGCCTGGTTGTTGTAGGTATAGGGAATTTCCTCACCGGCAATACTCTCCGAGAAGGCGAGCTGCAAGGTGAGTTTCTTCAACTGTCCATAGTTCAAGGTCATGCATCTCCTTTTTCGTTATATAAAACGGGGTTGCGGAGTTACACCGCAAATGGCCGGGAAGGAGGAAAAAACCCGGGCGCAACCACTGGGCCCCGTGTAAAAGGGAATAGCCACAAGTGACTATTCCCTGTAACAAAAACCCGGGGTGGTCCGCATCGTGGAGAGGCGTCCCGGGGTCTACTCACGCCCTATAGCCGGCCGGGCGTTTTCGTTCAAATGTATCCGGCGCTTTTCTACCCGGGGCTCGGCTAAGCGCCAACCGCTTTGAACCTCCCCGTTTACCCCGCCCGGGCGGCAGAACGGATCATCGGTCATGTCGGTCCGGTCAACTGCTGTTCCCACACCCGCAAACGCGAGGAATGCAGAAGACCAGATTGCAAGAACAAAGCCGCGGCCTTGCGGAGTCGCAGCTTTTCAAGAACCAAACTCCCTGTTACGGGCCTACTGGGTTCTTTCCGTCGGGCAAAAAAAGATGCCTACCTACTCGCTACACAGTTCACGAGCGGGTGTGGATTTCTTTTTCATTAGCTCCCCCCTTGACTATAGACCGAGCACTTCTTCACGCGGACCTCATTATTTTCATCCAGCATAAGCGTCACGCACTGTATCCATTCCCCGGTCACCGTGACTGCCAATGAAAACATCAGAGACGCCGGCTGATCCTCAGAGTCAGAGTATTTGCCAGCATACGAAAGCATCGTGTTGCCGTAAATGGGAGTGTCAACAAAGACCATATTGCCTTCGCTGATCGCGGCATCGATTTCCGAATAGGTTTTGTCCAGCGTAGGAGTAGATTCTCCGCTCGAGTCATCAACAGTAATGTGAACGATAAGGATGTTCGCGTTGCCACCGCCGGAACCGGATCCTGAGCCAGATCCGGAGCCGCCACCAGAGCAGGGGCACTCAGCCTCGATCCAGGCCATGGCGGATTTGTCGTACATGTAGCGGGTGGTCTCACCGTTGGACGCATCGACTGCGTACAGGATGGAACCGTTTGCGATACCAACTACCGGCTTCTCATCGGAGGCGAGACATACGCCTTCGACATAGGCACCGGAGGATGTGGCTTTGTATACGTTATAGGATACCATAGTTAGGTTTTCCTTTCTTTAAGAAAGTCGGGAGACAGAGGATCGTGATGATCCTCTGTCTCCCTTGTCAGCGATTACTCGCCGACGTTGATCAGCGCATCGCCGACGGCGATGGGCTTGTTGCTGGCGTCAACGGACACCACACGGATGTACTTGTGACCAGCGGTGGGGGTGATCTCAGTGCCGTTGGCAGTGAGCTCGGTCCAGGCTGAGGTGGTGATAGCAGAACCGGCGGTGACAGCGGTCAGACCAGCCACGGTGGCGGCGGTCATGTAGTACCACTTCGCGCCTTCCTGCACGGCGTTCACCACGATGGTGGACTTACCGATGTCGGTAGCAGCGGTGATCACGGGCAGCACCTTCAGGGCGGACTGGCCACCATGGAAGTAGACGGCAGAGATCTTCTCGTTCAGGATGAAGCAGTCGTAAATAAAGCGACCTTCGACGAGCCAGCCAGAGATGCCGGGAGGGTTCTCATGGATGCGATACTCTTCCATCTGCTTGGGGCCGGTAGCCGCGATGGCATGGGTGATGATGAAGGCAGCACCAGCAGGCAGACGGCTGGAGGGGACCTTAACGATCTTGCAGCCATCGACTTCGCCGATGACGCCCTTCAAGATCATCTCCTGGGACTGGTCGCCGTACTTCATAAACGCCGGGTCCTGCTTCAGCAGGTTGGCGAACTTGTAGGAACAGAAGGCCACACGGCCCTTATCAGGCACGTTGTGGTCGCCCAGACGCTCCATGCCGTCCAGGAAGGCGGCGTAGGCGTTGGTCTTGTCCAGCGGGGTGCTGGCATAGTTGCCGGCGTTCTGGGCAGCGGTGGCCAGGGTCTTGAACACGTAGGTGTCAAACTCAGGCACCCAAACCTCAGACAGCTGGCGGCTCAGGGCACGACCAGCATCACTTCAATTTGTTATCCCATCGGCTTTTTATCCGATAGCTCTCATGGTTTCCCATGAGTTCAGCGTACATATTCACCCTCGCCTAAGCGATAGGGTGCCGGATACTCTTGGAGGAATTATGTTCTGCAAAGCAGGTTCATCCTCTACGCGTTACGGTGTGCGGAGATTTTTGCGTCTCCGCCTTACCTCGGTATTAGCTTGTCAGTTAACAGCTCTGAAACTTGGTCGAACTGGGTGTAGTCAATCCTCAATAAATCTAAGCCGACTTTTTCACAGTACATAGTCTTCTGGCAGTCACGAAGCTGTGTCTGCCACAGAACCTCCGTCAGCTTTTCCATACTCTCTTTTCCAGAGTAGTTCACGATTTTTGAGTGCTGCTGCCCATCCACTTCGATGCACAGATTCTTTTCGGGAATATAAAAATCGAATTTGTATTTTCTTCCGGTCGGGCCTGTGAGACCCTCGAAACCCCGTTCGCGCTCATAGGTAATACCGTGATCGTCCAGCCAATCCTGAACGAGGCGCTCGCCGGACGATTCACGCTGCCCGCATTTATCGCAACGGGCTTTGTTCTTTGAAACAACGGAGTCCCATGTGGTCTCAAACTCTTCTCCGCAAGCACATCTGAAGCGTAGTTTCTCTCGCGCACTCTTGTACTCGGGGGACAAAAGCTCCAGCCCTCTTGCGGCGCTAAGCTCTCGAACCTCTTCCAACGTAAGTCGATTCGACCCGTGGTGTAGCGGATAAGAGCATTCCAGACAAAGCCCGGAAAAGCCGTCTGACAGCAAATAGTTGAGAGTCATGGTTCTCTCATGGCCACAACGACAACGAACAACTATTTTTGATTTTCGATTTTTATACTCGCCAGATACGTATTCACACCCGACAGAAGCAACGGTCTCAGCCACATCCTGGCTCGTCCTTCTGCGATGCTCGGACCGCATCGCTATGGCACACTCCACACAGGACCTGCGCCCTTGGGAATAGAACTTATGCCAAGAGGTAGTGAACTCTTGACCACAGGAACAGCGGAGCACCAGCGGCTCAAAGGTTCCCTCATATGTCTTCGAGATAAGCTCGCAGTCAGAGTTCTCTTTTATAAACCTTTTTACTTCTTCAAAGGTCTTTTTCCTCGATCCCACATAAAACACTTCCTTTCAAGGAGATCTTATGCGGAATGCTGTCGTTTGTCAATACGAATAGAATGACGTCTTATGCTGACAACTGATTTAGCCTTCACCGATTTTACCCGGTGCATCTGACGGATTACGCCGCCAGAGGGCAAGTATTTACCATTTCGCTCTGGATCTTGTCGCCCGCGTCGATGATGAAAGTAAAGGCGCGGTCCTTGGTCACAGTCATGGTCTGGACGTTACGGGAAAGGTCGGTGGGGGTACCGTAGCGCTGCATGCCAGCGCGGGTATAGTCCACCATGGGGACGATGGGGATGCTGTAAACTTTGACGGTCTTGTCGCCCTTGAACTCATAATCGTTGTTCAGAGCGAGCATGGCCTGGGATTCACGGGTAAAACGCTCGTCAACTACGGTTGAATACTTAGTTGCGAGATTGATACCGCCTGCCATATTCAATCACTCTCCTTAAGAATGGCAAATACACGCAGACGTCCGATAGGTTTACGGGAGGGTATTACCAGCGTTCACTGTTAAAACCGATGAGGAACGGGTCATCGGGCTCGGTGTTGGTCTTGCCTCCCTTAGAGACTCCTCTAACGGGAGCGCGTCTTGCGGCGTCTGCGTTCTGTTTAAGTCGTTTGTTCTCGGCTTTGACAGCCTTGTTCTCGGCTTCCGCCTGCTTACGCATGTGCTCTTCATAGGCACCTACCAGAGACCGACCCTCGACAACGCAGGCATTCACAACGGAGGCGGGCAGCTGGGTACCACGAAGCTCAGGGTGGGCCTTCAACAGGTCAGCCACCTCGGCTTT